ACGTCAACATTGAGGAGGCACTCAATGAACTGGCTCAAGCTAAGTTTATTGTTCGCTATGAGATAAGGGGCGAGAAATATATTGCTATTCTCAACTTCAGCAAGCACCAGAATCCCCATGTAAAAGAAGCGGCTAGTATCATACCAGCACCGGGCAAGCACCGTGCTCGCACCAGACGAGCCGGGCTGATTCCTGATTCCCTCTTATTGATTCCTGATTCCGGAGTAGCGGATTCCGGAAGCCCGCCGCCGCTTAGTCGAAATCCTGCCGTTGTGATTTTTGAAGAGGTCTTTGGCTCGGCCGGCGTTAGCTTTGCCCGTCAGATCGCAAAAAACGTCTCCGACTTGAGTATCTGGGGAACGCTCGTCCGCAATAAATCCTCGTATGCCGACGATCCGAAAAAACGTCAGAGCGTTCCGAAATGGATACTCAACGCGTATGACGAGGCTGTTGCCGAAAAAATAAAAGCCAACGGAACGGCTAACGGCAAGGTTTCAAAACCCGACTGGCAGATCGCGATCGATAACTGCAAAGCCTGTGACGAGCGCGGGTACATCATCAGCAAAGACTTCACGAAAGAGGGAGCAAAAGTATGCAAGCACGATCAGTGACAAAATTTCCACAGCGAGAGCAACAGCTTGATAACTCACTGCCCTCGAACGAGGACGCGGAGCGGGCAACGCTTGGTTTTGTGCTCATCGACGAGCGGCTGATGTCGATCGTCTCGGACGAGTTGTCGGTAAGCGACTTTTACTCGCCGCTCAATCGCAGAATCTTCGGAGCGATGCTGAATCTGTTTGAGGCGAACAAGACCATCGACCCGATCAACATCCTCGAGGAGCTGAAGAAAGACGGTCCGGTTGAAGCGTTCGGCGGGATATCGACGATAGCGAACCTTAGCTTCGGGTTGCCGATGATCACAGTTCGCGAGGGCGACCAGGTACGAGGCTATTGCAAGCTCATTCGCGATAAATCACGCGTGAGAGATCTCATCCGAACGTGCAACCAGATCGTCTCGTCTGCAGCCCAGGACGACGAGGACGCCGAGGCTGTCATCAGCCAGGCACAGACCGCGGTCAACAGTGTTTGCGCGAAGGGCGAGAAGCGGGAGTTTACGAGCCTCGGCGATCTCAGTGCCCAGCGGGTCAAAAAGATCGAGGCATTGAGGGACGGTTCGCTGAAGGCGACGGGCCTGCAGTCAGGATTACGCAGGATCGATTTCGTTACCGGGGGATTTCAGGCGTCGGATCTCGTCATCATCGCCGGCCGGCCGGGAATGGGTAAAAGCTCTTTCGCCGGCCAGGTCGCGATCGGTGCCTGCCGCGTAGAGCCAAAGTCGGTGATCGCCATCTTCTCGCTCGAGATGTCGAAAGAGCAATACACCGACCGGCTGCTCTCGTCGATATCGTGCGTCGATCTCACGAAGATGCGGACCGGGAACGTGAACATGATGGAGCTCGTAAGGCTGAACGAGGCCCGCGATTGGTTCCAGCAGCTGAACATCGAGATCGATGATTCCGGAGCGATAAATTCGGCGCAGATCAGGGCCAAGGTCCTGAAGCTGCAGCAGGAGCGTGGCCGGGTTGACGGCGTCATCGTCGATTATCTGCAGCGGATGATCACCCACAAAAAAACCCAGTCGAGGCAGGAGGAGGTCGGGACCGTGGCCCGTGAGCTGAAATCGCTCGCCAAAGATCTGAACGTGCCCGTTATCGCGTTATCGTCGCTGTCGAGGGCCTGCGAGATGAGAAATCCTCCGATCCCGCGAATGGCAGACCTTCGAGAGTCGGGAGACATCGAGTCCGAGGCCGATCTCGTCGCGTTCTTGTACCGGCCAAATTACTACGATGATCAGGCGCCGTCGTCGATCGCCGATTTCATCATCGATAAGCATCGTCACGGCCCGACGGAGCGGATCCAGCTCAACTTTGCTCGAGAGTTTACGCAGTTCGGTGACGTTTGATTGTTCAAATCGCGTATAATGTCGGCGGTACGAATTGATCTTGCATGAGTCAGAAGATTTCAACAGAACCCCTTAGAAATGGCGAAGCCCTTACGAATGGCAGAAAGATCTGTGGCGCCAAAAAACGTAACGGCGATCCGTGCCGAGCAATCCCTATGAGGAATGGCCGTTGCAGAATTCATGGAGGGACAACACCAGTTGGGATGGCTCTACCGCAGTACAAACACGGCCGGTATTCGAAATATCTTCCAAGCGGCCTTGCTCAAAAGTACAACGATGCCCTTCTCGACACTGAACTCGTTACGCTGCGCGACGACATCGCCCTCGTCGACTCGAAGATCCAGGAGCGAATGGAACAAGCTAAAAGCAACCCAATCTCGTTCGAGGAGCTGCAGCCGATGATCGAGCAGCGCAGAAAACTGGTCGAATCAGAATCAAAACGCCTGCGCGAGATGGAACACAGCCTGACGATCGCGCAGGCAATGCAGATAATTCGGCTTTTATCGGACATAGTTAAGCGGCATGTCACTGATCCTAAACAACTTAAAGCAATCCAAACTGAGCTTGCCCAAGCAGCTTATCAGTAATCTCGCTGTAGAGATCGGTTTGGAAGCGGACGAAGCGGAGGCCTCGGCGGCCGGAGTCTCTGATGAGCTCTTAGATGCGATCCATCACGGTTGGCAAGCGACATACGCCTTGCTCTTTGGTCAAGCTTTCATCGACTCGATGGGCGATCACCACAAGGAAGCTGTCGTGTGGCACTGGGAATCACGTCTTGCCTTTCTTGAAAATCGTCGGCCGGACTACCTCGCTTACTTCCCGATCTGGCCACGCGGCCATCTAAAGTCGACGCTGGCCGAACACATGGTTGTGATCGACGCGGTTCTGTCCGTCGCCTTCGCTCAGCCGGGCTTCGCTCTGTACATCGGCCGCGAACACAAAAAAGTGCAGGAGAACATCTCCAACATCGAAAATCTCTTATGCAGCCCGGCGATCATCGATAACGCTCCGGCCCTTTCTAAGGTGGCCAGAAACGAGGAGACGAACCGCAAAAAGGAATGGACCGCGACGTTTCTCTTCACTGCAGGCGGTTACGTCGTTAAGGCGGGCACAACAGATTCGGCCCAGGCCGGCTCGCGTATCGGGCAGACGCGCCCGACATTGATCGTTCCCGATGACATCGATGGCCGCGAAGACAGCGCTGTCATCACGAAGAAGAGGCTGAAGCGGCTGACTGGCGAGATCCTGCCAATGCGACAATCGAACACGCTCGTGTACTTTGCGCAAAACCTAATCTCCCGATATTCGGTCATGTACCAGATCCACAAGCAGAAGGTTCGCGTACTCACAAACCGCAAGCCGACAAAGGAAGTTCCGGCAGTGATCAATCCGGTTTTCGGGCGCCGCACGGTCGGAGGCATTGTCCAGGACTATCTCATTTCTGGCAAGACGACGTGGCACGTCTGGGACCATGCGCGAATCAATGACGAGATCCAGACATACGGGCTCGAGGCTTTCAAGGCCGAATGCCAGCACGATGTTGATACCGCTCATATCGGGCTGTTTCATAAAGCCTACGATGACGAGGTCCACCCGATCTCGTACAGCCAGTTCGCATCCGTCTACGGCGCCCGGGACGCCTGGAAGAATTGGTTCAAGGTCGCCTTCAGTGACTGGGCCCGAACGAAGACGAAATATCACGCGAACATCGGCGGGTACCTGGCGGTGTCAAATCAGAACACAACACCTTCAGGTTTTACGTTCCTGATCCCGTTCTCATTCCGCGCCGATGCCCAGGTCGTTGATGTCGCTGAGCGCTTCTTAACCGAACTCACACCCTATGCTTACGGCGAGAACGGCAACCGTAAGACGTGGCACGACCTGATCGAGGAAGCATGGAAGCGAACTAATGCGCAGCAGCATTTCAAGGATCTGAGCGAGCGGATGGCATTCGAGGCGAATTATTACAGCCGGCTGATCCCAAAATATTCAAGGAAGGTTCTGAGCGCGTACCGAGTCGGCCCGTCGGTCAATTCGCACTCCGAGGACAAGGTCCGGGACATGCTCAACACGGGGTTTGGTTTCCGCTTTCAGCCGAGCAACCCGGGCAAGACCGAGGCTCTCGAGGAGATCGACCAGGCAATGCGTGTCGACTACGAAAGCGACCATGCTTTCAAGCCCGGAGTAAAGGGCTACACGCGCTGGTACGTTCTGTGCCCGGACGACACTACAAAGCAGGCCGAAGTGATCAACGACGTCGAGGTTTATCCGCCGGCTCCGTATCCGGACGCTCTTGAACCTGACGAGCTGCAGGATTCGGATCTGTTCCGCTACCAAATGTGCAACCGGAAGTTCAAAGAGCCGAAACTCACCGAGGGCGGAGAGACGATTGACGAGCCCGAAAAGACGAACGATGACTTTGGCCAAGGTCTGCAGATGGTTTATCTCAAGGGGCTACTTCGCAATATCGTTATGACGGCTAACGAAAAGGCCCAAGCTGAGATCAATGCGACCATGCCGCCCGAATTCCTCGAAGAGGTCAAAGCCTCGCCCAACGACAGTTACAAGTCGCACGTTCTCTCGCAGCGGGATATTATAGCCGACGAGATCAAGCGGAAATTGAAAGAACAGAGAGTGGCGAAACCGAGCTGGCGAAAAATCGGATAAAGCAATGAGCATCAAAGACACGATAGAAGCGATAAAGAGCCTTGACCCACTTGCTGAGGACGGCCGAAATGCGGGACTGTCAGAGGCTGGATTTGATGCCGCCGACCTCCGCGAGCTTGCTGAGGCGTATGAGAAGTTATTATCAGCGGCGAAGCTGGCTGCGGCATACCTAGATGCTCGTGCCGATGCGGGTGGATGGGAACGGGATCAGACCCATGCGGACGCCCTCTATAAAACCATCACCGAGGCCGGATAATCTGACCCCAACATCTGGCCCTACTTTTCCACCGACCCACAACATACCCCTTGCTAATCTCCCTGGAATATTGTTCAATTGTCGCGTAGAGTCAGCGGCCTAAATATGAACAGACGAGAATTCTTATCAACAGCGGGACTTCTCGGAATCGTATTGCCGTTCGCGAAGGATGTCGTAGGCGCACCCACAGCGGATAAATGGGCGCACGTTGTAACCGACCCGAAGTTCGCCGGGACATATTCAGTTCGCATTCGTCGGATAAGAAATTCAACGGGAGCGAGGTCGATTGTCTCGCCCATCACCATCCCGGTCCCCGACAAGTATGTTCTATAGCTTCAACAAATATCTGATCGACGAAATTGCCCGCTTGCGGGACAGGATCACCTTTCTCGAAACGCGCCAAGCTGAGCTTGTCGACACCATTGCCTTTCAGCGCCGGCCGGAGAGGCTGGTAACGACCCCAGCCGAGGCAAAGAACCCGAATGGCACATCGCCGAAACCAATATCGAACCGCCCGTCAGATGCGTACTCAGCGGCGCAGAAACGAGCGGAGGCGAAGATCGATGAAATGAAAGCAGAGGGAACGGCCCGCTAAAACGGAATGCTTAACTTCCTCGACATCCAGAAGCCTCAAATGTCGGCTGTTCCAAAGCCGCTCAAATACTCCGACCTCACGCCTGAACAATTCCTTCTAAACTTCGCAAAACGCATCCAGACCGAGACCGAGAGCGATGAAGCCAAGATACGCTTTCAAACGATCGTCGCGATGTGCCGGAGATTTAGAGGGGCAACGCCGTCTGACCTGTTCGGCTATTGGTATAACGGTTCCTGGGCAGACGATCCGTGCTTTGCCGACCTTCACGGCACAAACATTTTCCAGTCGCTGATAAGAGGCGCCGAAGCCGGATACTCACAGGCACGCATCGCCCTTGAAATATCCGCAAAGTCCAACAATTTCAAGAACCGGTCGGTCGAGAAGATAGCCCGAGGTATTTACGAAGTGATCGACGCGGAGCAATGGACCGAGATCGCGGAGCAGGCAGTGTTTTATTCATCGATCCTAAAACTCAATGCCTACTGCATTTCAAGGTTCAACAAGGCCGACAATTCGATCAGTCTCCAGAAGCCAGACTTCTCACCAGTCTCTTACGAGCAGGGCGGATCGTATGTCTGCCCCGAATGCTATTCGACCGGCGAATATAACTCGCGGATGGACTCATGCCCTCAGTGCGGCAGCCAGACGCTTTCGATCCTCGATGACCCAACTGTCATTCAAGACCATCTTGTCCCGCAGTTCACCGGCATCCCGGCCGGGAAAGCGGAACTGGTCATTGCCGACGGCTTTGATGTAACGGTAGACAACCGTTCGGCAAATCCTGCGGACATCTCGTCGTGCGGCTGGGTGGAATGGCGATACTTCGCGCAAAAGAACGAGCTGCAAAAGCTTTACGGGCACCTCAAACTTGAAGGCAAGCCAAGCTGGGCATATCCGACCCGCTTAAAGGTCGCGCTCAAAAAGTTCAAGAACGGCGAAGCTTTTCCCGAGACGGAATTTGAGAAGAACCAGTACGAGGTTCGCCAGATATGGATGGGCCTCGCCGAATTTGAGGACTATATCAGTCCGTGCGACTGGAGCCTCGGCGGCTACAAGATGGCGAGAGGCGAGCGATTTGCCGATCACTGCAAAGACGGGATGGTCTTCGGGGTCGCGAACGACGAGCTTTGCTTTATCGACGCTGAGGACAAGAATCGGCGGGTAAAATCGTGCCTGTGGCTGTCTGACGCGAATGGTTTTTACGGCTTGGGTGCAAAATCCGGCCTGCCCATCCAAAAGAAAATAAACCATCTCGACAATATGGCGATGGAAGGTGAGGCGAGAAGCTTGAAAGGCTCGCTTATCTACGATCCCGAAGCCGTCGACGGAGCCCACCTTGAGGGCGCCAATACCAACATTCCGAAAAAAGCGGACTACTCGGGCGTTCTGGAAGAAGCCGTGAAGGTGCTTGATGTAACTGGCCTGTCCCAGTCGTCTCTGGTCTTTCTTGCGTCCCAATCCGAAACGATGCAGCGCGTGATGGGAATTCCCGATGTGCAGCTCGGCGAGGGCGATCCGCAGCAGGAGACGGCATCGGGCACGGCAAGAATTGACCGAAACGCCAAAGGGCTGCTCGTGCCGGCGAAAAAGAGCGAGGGGCACATGAAGGAAGGCTGGCTCGATGACCAGCTCGATCTCATCCAGAAGTTCTACCCGCCCGACGCCTTAAAGCAATTCGGAGCAAGATACGGTGAAGAATGGCAGGACGACGAGATACAGGCGTTCATGGAAGCCGACCTTAAGAAAGCGATCCTTGTTGAAATGGTCGATGGCTCGGAAGTGCCGGAATCCCGCTTCGATAAGCAAATGAAGCTCAGACAGGACATCACGGCGGGCTTTATCCCGATGACGCCGGAACTAGCCGCGAAGCTCGCCCAGCAGTCGGGCTATGACGGCATCGATGTCGGCTACTGGGACTCAAACCGCAGGGTGGCCCAGAAGCGTTACAACTGGGTGAAGGAAACCGTCGCCAGTAACGCTCAGGTCAGCCAGGCATATCAGGCGATGGAGCAGCGGATGATCGACCCGCAGACCGGGCAGAGAGCAACTGACGAGACGGGGTCGCCGATACCGAATCCGGTTCTTATGCAGATCATGCAGTCGCCCGTGCTCGAGATCAACAAGCTCGCTGAGGACCACTCTCAGCAGTTCCAATACTGGGCTGAAAGATGCCGCGAACTTGAAGGCAGCTCGACACAGACCGATCCGCTACTTGTCGCGATCTGTAATCAGATGATGATCAATCACAAGCAGGCTACGTTCGAGAACGCGATGAAGGATAACGCTCTGTCGGGTCTATCGCAGGCTCCGACGATGCTCGGCGGGAAGATACTTGACCAGCAGACCGATCCACAGCCGCCTCCGGTAAATCCGGCACAGAAGGTGGCGGAGTCGATAAGCTACAAGGACGCTCCGCCGTCAATTCAGCGACAGATCGAGGCTCAGGCGGGGATGAGGCCCGCGAGCGATGCTGAGGCGAAGGCTCACGAAGCGACGCAAAAACCAAAACCACCGAGCAACCCAGCACCAGCAAAGGCCGCAGCGAAATAAAAATGGATCGCGAGGTCATCGTAAAAAAACGAAGCATTGACGGTAACGGCGATACTGCCGTACAATCATCGCGTTCGAGGATGGATGAGCTGAAAGGCAAACTCTTTACCGCGAACGGTTACGAGAAGCAGGCGCTGTCCGAACTTTTTGCACACATCGACGGACTCGAAAGGCGCCTTGCAAGACTTGAAAAATTAACAAACGGAGGATAGCAACGTTAGTGCGTTCCTACCCTCCTATCACAATCCACTTTAAGGGAGTAGATTATGAATTCGAAGAGTATACCATTGTCGCAAGGTACGTTTGCGATCGTCGACGAAGTCGATTTTAAGCGAGTAAATCAGTTTAAGTGGTACGCTCACAAACGGAAAGAAGGGCGAAACTACTATGCTCAACGGAACATCACAAGGCCCGACGGCTCCAAAACAATCCAGAATTTACAGGATTTCATTATGGAGCCACCTGATGGCATTCTTGTCGATCACAAGAATCACAACGGTCTCGATAACCGCAAAAGAAATCTACGGTTTTGTACAATCGCTCAGAATGCGCAAAACAAGCGAAAGATGCGCAGAAAATGTATGAGTGCGTATAAAGGAGTTTCTTGGAATGATGGTAAATGGGTCGCCCATATTGGAGCTAGGCGGACGAGAGCCTATCTGGGCCGATTCGTAAATGAAATTGATGCGGCATTAGCCTACGACGAGGCCGCTAGACAGCGGTTCGGAGAGTTTGCTTTAGTAAATTTTCCATAGTCTGAATTGAAAATTAAATAAACAGGTCAATACTCTTATTGGTATTGAAAGCTGTGACATGGAGATGGATTAACCCATCTCTGTCTCACAGCTTTTTTGTTTTTAACAGCAAAAGACTGTACGCACAACGGCAATCTTTTTCCGGCTTTATGCGGCCTGCGTGCTGATCTCAAAAGCCAACCCAAACTATGTTAGACGAACTTATATCAGGTGATGCCGGCAACGCTTCCGCAGCGCCTTCCGATGCTTCGACAAGCACCGCGACCCCAAGCGAACCAACCTCGGCCCCGGCGTCCACACAGGATCCGGCGGGAACGGGGGCGGCCCCAGCGCTGGAAGCGCCGGGAACCGCTGCTCCGGCCGGGACACCCGCAGCAACACCAACAGGCGAGCCTCCGAAAGCGGAGGAGCAGCCCGTAGTACCACTTACCGAAGAACAACAGGAAGAGGAACTGAAAAGGATCGCAGCCGACCCACTGACGCCCAAGTTTGCCCGAGAAAAGATCGAGCAGGCAATGGCACTGGCGGGAAAGCGTAAAGCGACCGTCCAAGAGTTCCAGACCCAACTTGAAACCCTCAAGTCGCAGTACGAAGGCAAAGAATCGCTCACGCCCGAGGACCTTGCACGCTACAAAGAAGCAGAGGAAAAGCATTACAAGCTAACGTCTCTCTCGGCCACTCCCGATGAAATATCGGCAACGCTTAAAGAGACGATCGCCGCTCCGAAACTTCAGGCGCTCAAGACCCAGTACGCGTGGGACTTTCTGGAAAGACCTGACGGGACGCCCGACCTCGACAATCTGCAAGTAATTGTAGACCGGTTCGTAGGCGAGCCCGGCAAGGTCTCGGCCAAAGATGCGATGAACGCCATCAATGCCCTGAAAGAAGGCACTCTTGAACCTTACGATCTCCATCAGTTCGCAACGACCGAGGAGTTCGAATCGTGGCAGAGGCGCCAGAATGAAGAGCAGGCGGCGGTCTCTCAAAGACAGTTGGCCGAAAATAACGCGAAGTACCAGGAGACGCAAACGCGTATCGCGGCACTTACCCCGGTCGTCAATTCCATCCAGCAGCAGGTCGAAGTACCGGTCCAGGAGCTTCTTGGAAAGCTCCATCTGATGCCGGTGCCTAATGAGCCGAAGATCGCCGCGGACTTTAAGGCGGAGGTCTGGTCAAAGCTCGCAAATATCGCCAACAGCGCAGTGACGAAGAATCCCGCTATCGCCGATATTTACAAGGCTTTGAATCTGCTCAAGGACCCGCAGGGCGTGGATGCACCCACGATCGAGGCGGAAATTCGCAGTTATACTTCCAGCCCGCAATTCACCAGCATTTTAAGCAAAGGACTGTCTGAATTGAGGTCCGAGTTTGAAAAGGTGGCCGCGCAATCGGCCTACCAGTACAAGCTGATGATGATGGGTTACGAGCAGGAGATCTCCAAAGGACAAAATGCCCGGGAGATCATCGGCAAGCCTAATCAAAGCGATGCTCTTCCGAACTACACACCGGAGGAGCTTGCAAAGATGTCGGCCCACGACAGGGCCAGCGCGGTGGCGACGGCGTTTTCAAACGATATTCGGAATCAGAACAGGTACAACGGTGCTCCTCGGCTTGGCGGATAGACGCCAACCAAATTGAGAGGACAAAGTTATGGGATTTGATGTATCAGCAACAGGAATGCAGGCTCTCGTAGATCCGCTATGGGAATCGCAGATCCAAGAGAGCGACGAGTTCTCAGCGGCGTTCTGGAATGAATGCGCGGACCTTCCCGAAGGCGGCGCTAACATTTTGGGCCGCAAGATCAAGGTTCGGACCTCGTATAACGAATCCGAATCATTTGCAGGCTTCGGTTCCGCATCAGGCTACGCCCAGGGCGGCAACTCGCAGTTCACGAATATTTTCGTTCCTTATCGAACGATGTCCGTCCAACTGTTGATCGATCAGGAAGCCATCGACAACGACGACGGTAAGTCTCAGTACCATCCGGTGGTCGATGAAATGGCGTCGACGCTAAAGACCGGGTTCAAGAAATTGAATCGTGCCTGTCTGATGGGCGATGGTCTGGGAACGATCGGTATCCTGTCGGCCGCAACCGCCGGCTCGACTTTCACCTGTGCCCCGAACACGACCTTTGGAAACAAGGGCTCGCAGTTCATCAAGCCGACGAAATGG